CAACCTTCTGGATCTTGCTCAGTATCGCGGTGAACTCGGTGAGGCTTGCCGATTCGCCAGCCTCGAGGCGGTAGTAAAGCAGCGTGGCGCTGCCGCTGGCGGACTTCAGGCCAGGCGTAAAGGTTGCGGCAGTGCTGTCCACAACGGTGGTGCTGAGCAGCTCAACGCTCGTTTCAACCGACCAGTCGCGGATCTTGGCCACAGGCTTGTAGGCCGCGCCGTCCCAGAACTCCAGTTTGCCCGTGCGGCCTGTGTAAAAGCCCATGAACGGCGGCCCAGTCTCAAATCAGGCTAGCGAACAGTGAACGCACTATCACTGAAGTCAGCAATCAGGCTCAAGGTCTCTGAGCCGGACTCGACGCACGGGTGTTCAATAGCTTTCACGCTGACCTCGCCCTCTTCATCCATTTGCACTTCAGTGACCCGGAATACCCGCTTCCTGGTGATGGTGCTGCCAAGCACGAACAGGCGGCCGGCGTAGGGTGCAAGCGCCGCAGCAGTGCCGTTGGTGACGGTCACGCTATCGACGGTGATCACGTCACTGCCCGACTGGTAGACCAGTGCCTTGAGGCCGCTGCCGTTGGGCACTTGACCGATGGGTGTGTTGAGCGCACCGCCATCCTCAATCACGCCAGTGCTGATCTGATCCCACTGGTTCTCACCGATCGCCACATAGATGTAGCTGCCGGGCTCGAGCACGCTGTCGGTCGGGAAGGTTGCAAAGTCGATCGCCCGGCGCACATAGCGGCGCTGGTTGCATAGCAGCTTGCCGAACAGGATCGCCTGGCTGCGGTTGGTCACGTATTGCGAGATGTCGAAGGTCTGGCGCACTGCGTTCACTTCAGTCACGTCAGACCGGCTGACCTCCACACTGCGGTTGCGCGGGAAGACGCCATCGGTTTCGGTGTCGCGGTAGATCACCGAGGCAATCAGATCCTGGACGTTGCTGCCGAAGTCGATGAACTCCTCGCGATAGCTGTCCTCGAGGATGTTGCCTTGGTTGAACAGCGCGGTGATCGGCACGGAGCGGGTGATGTTGCCAGAGCCATCGATCGGCACTGCAGGCACCAGCGTCTCGCGGCCGCCGACACGGCCCAGCTCGAGCAGCGAGAACGGGGCCACCTCAGCCCAGAACTGGCGCCATGGCACCTGCTCGGCAATCACCGCATCCATGAACAGGCTGTTCTGCCGGCAAAACTTCTTGGCCAGTGCCAGCGCTTCTAGATCAACGCCGCCGATCTTGGCGAAGCGGCCGATGCCGTTCTGTGCATCGAGGATGGTGTCGAGAAAGATGTCGGGCGCGTAGCTGCTGCTGGCGTCCGGATCGCTGGGGTAGGTGCCGTCATCGCGCAGGCGGCGCACCTTCTTGCCTTTCTGCGCAAACACCGACACCGAGCGCAGATCCTGGATGCCTTGGCCGCTGTAGGCGTTGAAGCCGAGCAGGCTGATGCCTTGGTAAAGGTTTGGGTACAGGCTGAAAGCTTCAGTTCGCTGCTCGGTGACTGCCGAGATGGTGAACTCCGGGCCGCCTTCAAAGCTGAAGTTGGTCTGCGTGTCAGAGCGAACCGAGAACAGGCCCCATTCGTCTACCTCGTAGGGGTTGACGTTGATTGGTGGCTTAAGACCTTGGCGGCTGCGAACCGAACCAAGGAACGTGAACTGGCCACCGGCTGGGCCGTTGATTGTCTGCACGTCGCCGCTGTTCTCGATGTAGGCAAAATCAGCGAAGCCGTGATGGTTCATTTCGGCGGCTGTCTCGGCAATCGGATCAAACCGGAACTGCCAGTTGCCAAGGTTGTCGCCAGCAATGAATTTCAGCGACATAAAGTTGTCCACGTCGGCACCGCGGCGAACGCTGAAGATGTAGGGCAGGCGGCTCCACTCTTGGCCTGTGCGGCGGTAGCGCAGCCAGAAAAAGGCTGAGCGCATCTTCGTGCCGTTGTCGCTGTCGCGGTAGCGCTTGACGCTCTCTTCGCCGTACTTCTTGGCTCGGCCTTGGATGCGCTTGAACACCTTGGCCTTGAGCGCGAAATCCACCACGCGGCACTGCGTGATGGTCTCGTAGCCGGCCTCCTCCATCTTCACCAAGCACTTGGTGTTGAAGAAGTCGTTCCAGCTGTTGGGGTTGTCCAGCAGGCGCTCGAGCTGGGCAATGCGAGCTTGCTTGCTGGAGATCTGGCTGCGCAGGCTGGCGTCACGCGCCGCCATTGCTGGCAGGTCAAGGTTGTTGGCGTTTGCGTAAAGCTCGGACAGCTCTCTCTGCAACCGGCTTTGACGCCTGAGCAGAACCTTGCGGTCTTCCCGCAGATTGCCGCCTTTTGCGGTGTTGAAGCCATACTCTCGAACCGCCCAATCAAGCTTGGCCTGTTGGTTGCGCAGACGCCGGCTGAGCGTTGTGATTCGGCTCTTGGCTTGCGCAATCCATGTTCTGCGCGTGTCGATGTAGCTCTGGCGCGTGTTGTCCCGCTTGCGTTCAGCGCTGATTTCTTCTTGCCAGGTCTCAATGTTGTCCCGCTCTTGGTCACGATTTCGGCGTGTATCAAGCACCCTTTGCGCAAAGGGGTTAATGCGATTGTCGAAAACGTCACCGTCGTCGATCAGGATGGCGTCAAGTTCGTCGGGCTCCCAGCGGGTGTCCCGCAGCTCTTCAACCTGATTGATCAGCGAATCAATTTCGCTGAGCCTTTGATTGATGCCATCACCGACACCAGCCTTCGGGATCGGATCGTTGCGCAGCAGCTGCTCGTTCAGCGCAATAACTTCCTGAGTCAGCGTTTTGATCTCAGCCTTGGCTTCCTCTTCGTTGTCTTTGAAATCGGTTGTGCCGTAATCCTCATGCGGCATCAGGCCGGGCTCAACGCACTCCATGAGCACGCGCATGGCGCCGTCTTCCAGCTCCACGTTCTTGATCGGCGCTGCCACGCGGAACTTGGCGCTGCCCAGCTTGTAGGTGCTGGCTGCATCGATGTAGCTGGACAGCGTGCGGCGCAGTTCCTTGGCGGCTCGAGCCGTGTCATTACCGCCCGACGTGATGCTCTTGAAGATCAGCGTCATCCGCTGGCCAACAGGCACCACAGGGCGGGCGTCATTCAAAACATTCAGCGGCCAGTAGCTTTCAAGGCCCTCAATCTCAATGCCAAGCGGAGCAAACTTTTCGTCACCCTCATCGTCTCGATCAACAAATTGGACGTTGATTGGAATCGGCGCATAGACGCCGAACCGCGTCATGGTGCTGGGCGAGAACGCCTGGCTGAAGCCTTCGGTGTGCTGATCGCCGATCAGGGTCGGCCGATAGGCGATGCTGCTGGCGGCCTCACCGATGCGCGTTGGATCGGTGGTGTCACCACGAAGCAGATCGCCAAACTGCAGCGGCCGGTTGGCGCCGAAATAGGCCCAGGTCTTACCGGCGGCAAACTGCCGAATCGGGGTCTGGCCAAATGCAATCCGCTCCGCTGCAATCTGCTCGATGTTGGCTGCGCCGATGGCCAGCAGCATCTGCATGAACTGGCTTGAGCCTTCGCTGTGAACGGCCGACCAGATCAGCGAGGTGGCAACACGCACACCGCCAGTTGGGTTGTCGTCGGTGTTGCAGTAGACGAGGTTGACCGGATCGCCGTATTTGGCCAGCTCTTGCTGCGAGTTAAAGCCGAACCGCGGAGCGAAGACCTGATCACGGCGCTGGCGCTGGTTGCGCTGCTCCGGCACTTCCGGCTTGGGCGTCAGCAGGTAGCTGGCGGCCGAGAACAGAATGCCGACCACTGCCAGCACGATGCTGACGGGCTCACCGCGCAGCTCCTCTAGCTTCTCCTCAGGCGAGCGTGTGAAATCGTGCTGCGCCGAAAGGAAGTCGAGATACTCCTCTTTGGAAACCTTGAGCGCACGGATCAGCTCGTATTCGTAAGGGAGGAGCTTCCGCGTCATCGCACCATCCAGAAGAAACGCCCTACGCCCTGCGGCAGGGAAGCCTGAACAACATTCTGCCCCGGCCCGAGGAAGATGGCCCGGTTCTCAACGCAGATTCCCAAGGCGCCACCAGCAGCGGCCGGCAGGAGCGCGACGGCGCCATGCCAAGGTGCCTGCAGGCGGCGGCCGTGCTGCAGCAACCAGCGGGCCAGCAGCCGGCGCGGGAAGTCGCTCTCGCTGTAGCGCTCGTAAACCCAAGCGAAGCGATCGCGGTAATCACTGAGGCCCAGCCGGTCGCGCACTTCGCAGACCAGCTGGAAGCAATCGGTGCAGCCGCTGCCGTCACCAGGCCGATGCCCCCAGCCATAACGCAGTCCCACCAGATCGTTCATCGCAGGTACAGCTCGCTGTTCAGCGGTAGTGGTCCCACCATTTCGCGGGTGAGTGTGCGGCCGGGGAAGTTGGAGCCAACGCTGTCGATCGCTGAGCGGAAACGCAGCTCAATCGTGGTGTCGTTGAAGCTGGCACCCAAGCCGATGTAGTAGTCGGTGGTGGTGTTGGTGATGCTGCCGGCAGCGTTCAGCCAAGCCGTGGTCAGCTCCAGCTCGCTTAGGCGGTTGCCGTTGCCTGCTTCCACCAGCACCAACGCGAAATCGACGTGCGGAAACAGCACCTGCAGCTGCGCGTTCTCGCCGTTCAGCGTGGCCATCGCACCCTCAGCGCGAAACGGCGCAAAGGCATAGCTCTCACTTTGCAGCGAGGCATTCTCGCCTATGAAATAGTTCTGATACAGGTGGGTGGCGCCGTCAGTCGTGCGCAGCTTGAAGAACTGACAGATCCGCAGCTCGGCCATCAGTAGTCAAGCTCCCCGAGCAATGTGATCGACACACGGCTGCGGCCAGTAAACACTGACTGCACTTCAGGCGGCGAGGCGTACTCCCACTTGATGCTGGTAGGGCTTTGGATGTAACCGCGCAGCGTGTCGTTCATGCCGGCAAACAGGTCGGCCGGCAGCGTGAAGCGTTCAAAGCCGCCGCTGCTGCCGTTGTAGTGCGCCAGCAGCTGCGAGGTGGTGTCGTCTGTGATGTTGTCGTAGCTGAGCTGCAGCTCGTAGCTCGTCGCGCGATTGCCGAATGCGCGTTTGACCGTGGCGCCCGAAAGTGCCCGGTAGGTCTTCACCGGAAACGCGCCAAGCCTGAAGCTTCGGCTGGTCGGTTTGATTTCTGGAAACTGTTCAGCCATCAGCGCAGCCCCACACGGGTTCGGGTCGATGGGCTCTGCTGCAGTTTATCGAGGGTCATGCTCATGCCACGGCGTGCGCCATCGCGGGATGCAGCGCGCCTAGTCTCAGCCATGGCAGCCTCCAGCTGATCGCGGCTGACGTATTCGACGCCGCCGATGTTGGTGCTCTGGAAGCTCATGTTCAGCACCGGCGTGGTGGCGCCTTGCGCCGGGCCGGCACCCATGACCTCGCGCATCTTGTCTTGCCCCTGCAGCGCCACAGGGATGCGGCGGCCATCGGGAAGCGGCACATACGCCTCAGGCTTGCTGCCCTCGCCGTAGAGCGCCAGCTGAGGGCGGTTAGCGATGCCGCCTTGGCTGTAACGCTTAAGCGGTGCCGGGCCGCTTGCCGTCATGACGCCGCCATTGGCAAAGGCGCCGCCGAGGTTCAGACCAGGGAAGATGGCGCCTACAGCCTTGAAGATCGAGAACTTGATCAGCATTGCGCCGAGATCTTTCAGCACCGAGGCGGCAAACTCCTTGAACGCTGCCTTGCCGGTTGACGCAAACTCAACGATGGCGTTCGTCAGACCATCGATGCCGTTGCTGGCGATGCTTGCCAGGTTGGCACCAAGGTTTGTGGCCGAGTCATAAGCCTGCTTGAAGCTGTCGCGAAACTGCGTACCAAAGCTCTTGGCGCTCTCGTCTTGCTTCTTGGTTGCAGCATCCAACGCGCCTGCTCGTTCGCGCAGCAGTGCAATTTGCTGAGCTAACGCCGGGTTGGTTTGAGCAAGAATGTCGAGCTGCAGCTGACTGATCTGTGCGTTGAGCTTCTCCAGCTCGGTTAATTGCACCTTGCCGCGGACCACCTCAGCAATCTTGTCGTCATACTCTTGCAGTGCTGGTAGCAGGTCGATCAGACCTTGAGTAAACGCCTTATCAGCTAATGTCACGTTGCCTGCTGACAGCGTGTTGATCAGCTGCCCAAAAGGCTTCACATCAATCTCCCCGCCTGCTGCGTTCACGTCACGCACTAGCTCGATCACCTTGCGGGTGAGGTCATCCACCTGCCGGCTGTTTTCTGTGATCGCATCGTTGCGTTGCTGCTGCAGATCTTGCGTGGGTGTTAGCCCAACGCCTGCATAGGCGGCGTTCACGTCCTCAATCTTGCGGCGTAGATCTTCTTGCAGGTCGAGCGCTTGCTGGCCAAGGTCATAGCGCCGCTGTTCGAGCCGCTCCTGCTCACTGGCTGCGCGCTTAGCCTCTGCTGCTGCTTTGCGAGCTGCTGCGTCACGCTCACGATCGGCAGCGCTTGTGTCCAGCGCCATGTTGCGGCCGCCGCGGCGCATCCCCGTGCCAGGCGAGGCTGAGTCATTCCAAAGCCGTTGGAACTGATCAACGCTGGTTTGAAAGCGTTGCATGAAGTCGCTGCCAAAACGATCAGCTTCAGCTCTGGCGCCAGCAAAATCGCCCGCAAATACCAGCTGTGCGCGCTTGGCAAAGCTACCAATCACCCGCACAGCCTCATCGACCAGCTTGACCATTGCCAGCAACACCGTGGCAAGGCTGCGCACACCAACCTTGATCACGTCAAAAAGCGCCGTCCAATCCTGCTTGGTGTCGAACAGCTCGCCAAACACCTCGAGGATCGACTGCAACGCTGGCAGCAGCGCATCAGTCAGCTCAAGGCCAAAGCCCTGCGTTTTGATGCCAAGCTCGGCAATCGTGTCATTAAACAGATCCGAGCGAGCCGCAAAGTCGTCGCTCACCTTGTAGGTGAACTCATCCATCGCCGCTGCTCCTTCGTTGAGCAACGGAATCAAATCAGCGCCAGCTTTGCCAAATAGCGCTACGGCAGCTGCAGCCTTTTGCGCGCCGTCAGGCATGTCAGCAAATCGATCGGCAATTTGCTTCAGCGCTTGATCGGCCGGCACCACTTGGCCGTTTGCGTCTTTGACGTTGACGCCTAGCGCTTGGAACTTGCGCGCAAGATCGTCGTTGCCTTCTGCAGCCCTTACCAAGTTGATGTTGAGCTTGGTCAAACCCTTGCCGAGGGTCGCCATGTCCACGTCGGCCAGCTTGGCCGCGTTGCCGATACCGATCAGCGCATTGGCGGCGACACCTGTTTTTGCCTGCAGGTTGAACAGCTCATCGCCAGCATCGATCGATTTCTTGACGATTGCCGACAATCCGCCAACGATCGCACTGCCTGCAATCGCTGCGCCGAAGCCCGCCACAGCGCTCTTCAGGTTGCTGAAGCCCAGCGCTGCGTTCTTGGCCTGCCCCTGCAGGCCCTGCATCGAGTTGCCGAGACGGCGGATGTTGTTCTCGCCTTGAACGTCCGCCTTAATCCGCAGCAGTGCGTCGAGGTTCATGTCAGCCGCTCCGCTCCTGCAAGAACATCAGTGCCGCTGCTTCCATGACCTGCAGATCCTCCAGCAGCGCGCGCGGGTCTTCCACTTCATACAGTCTAAGGAGCCACGCCACAGCTCCGTAATCGAGGCCCAGCAGCCCGTTCATCGTGGTGCGCCACTGCGTCTGGCATCGCAGAAACATCTCAACCGCCGGCCAGTTCTCCTCCCATACCTCAAAGTGTTCGACTGTTTGCTCGGGCAATGCCAAACCAAAGGCCGCCGCATCGGACTGCGTATCGTCGATGACGCCGCCGCCAGCCCAATGCTCAGCGGCCTCTGTCAGTTTTTTCTCTTGGCTCCCTTCAGGCTGTCCATGTAAGCCTTGAGAACGGCAACCGCGAGGAAGGGCACCTCAAGCAGCTGATCCAAAGCCTTCTGGCTGAAGGGGATTTCTTTGCCGGCATCGTCGCTGATGCCAGACCAGCCGACCAATACGCCAGCTGCTATCTCGGTGATCCGGTCAAGATCGCCCAGATCTTCTAGCCGCTGCAATTCAGCCACCATGGGGCCGACCTTGCTTTGGGGTAGGCGTTTGAACTCACCGTCGAATGTTTGCCGTTCGTGGCGGCCGCCATCGACAGGAACGTCAAAGGCGACTGGCCAGGTGTAGGTGTCGGACTGTTTGAGAACAAACGCCATGCAGGGCTCCTATCAGGTGAAAGCGAGGCTCAGCTCATCATTGCCCGAGCTGGACGGAATGGCCAGGTAGGGCAGGTTCAGCATTTGAATGCCGTCCTGATCGGTGTAGGACGGGCTGCCGATGTCCGACTGAGCTGCGGTGAACGTCACGATGTTGCCAGCGGTAGCGCCGTGCTGGAAGGTGATCGAGCCAGTGCTCGAACCGTTAGCGATCGTGAAGAAGTCTTTAGCCGTGATGGTCGGCGCCTCGATCACAGCTGTGCCGTTGGGGCCGCGGTTAGTGATCAGCACCTCTTTGGTGCAGCCCACCAGCTCGCGGTAGATCACCTCATTGGCGACATCAAAGCTCAGGCTCTGCAAGCAGCCGCTGTAGCTGAAGATCGAGAAGTTTGACGTGTTGCCGTTCTTGAAGATCAGCGGTGCAGCCTGATTCGCGTAGGTGGGCGTAGGCAGCGCCACATCAGTCGGGGCGTTGTAGATGCCCGTCATGGTGAAGCTGATCACCGGGATCTGGCCCACCTCAGCGTTCAAGCTGAAGCTGCCGCGGCAGCCGGTCAGCTTGTGACGGATGCCGTCGTTGTGGAAGTAGATCGTGCAGCTGCTGAAGCTGGCGCTCACCGGCGCATAGGTCACGCTGGTGGTGGCCACAACGGTCTCAGACAGGCCGCAAGCTTTCAGTACTGGGCCGTATGCAGGAGCAGTGCCAGCAGTGCCGGAGCCGGCCAGCTCAACCTCAAAGGTCAGCTCGACGCGGGTGTTGGCCAGCAGCTGATCACTGTTGCCCAGATAAGGGCGGATCAGGTCGCGGGTGACAACATCAGCCTGCAACGGGGTAACTTCCAAGTTGCGCACCAAGATCGCATCAGACGATCCAGTTGGCGTTGGGTCGGTCCCGTAGGTGCTTTCAGTTTTCGCCAGGATCAGGCGTTTGCGACTCAGGAGCGGCATTGCTCTCTACCTCGTCAGGTTGGGAGGGTTGGGCCGGCTCCGTCCGCTCAATGAGCTTTCGCTTGCCGGTTTTGGGGTTCAGCAGGTATGTGCCGCCTTGCCCCCAGTGTTCATCCACCATCGTAGCCATCACGCTGTTGCGAGGTTAGCGTTAGCGGTGCGATAGCGGATTAGGTAGTCGCAGCTGATCACACCAGCTGGCTGGTCCGCTTCGACCAGTTCAAAATTCACACTCTGCGGCCTGATGTCCATCGCAACACCGCCGAGCGTCAGGTCGGCCATCAACTTGCTGTGCAGGCTCTCGATGATCGGATCAGCCACTTGATCAGGGATCGCGCCGCGCACGATCACAGCCACACGCACCGTCAGGCTCCAGTCGAGCGTTGGCAGGCTGGTGTTTTGCTCGGCCGTGTCGCTCACCGGCTCGACCACGATCGCGGGGCTCTCAGCGCGCGCCATCGGCTCCACCCGCGAACGATAGATCCGCGTGCTCACGCCCGTGGTGTTGGTCAGTGCCGTGCGCACTGCAGCCAGGATCGTCTCGCGGCGTGTTGTCATGCTGATGCCACCTGAACCACTGTGCAGATAATGCCGGGGATTGCTGGGTGCGTGGCCCCAGATGGTTCAGCGTGAATGTAGGCAGCCAAGCTGGCCGTGGCCCACATCAGCTCGAGATAGTCAGATCCGGCCAGTGGCAGCACATAGTTCACTGTGCCAATCACATTCCCATCAATGCCGCCATGCCGCGAGATCACGCTGAAGCGGCTATCAGTATCTGGAACGTCACCGCTGGTGCCACTGTCGTTCTTCCGCAGCCAGACGTTCACGTCGTGAATCGAGCTATCGCTGTTGCTGAACTGAATCGAAAAAGTCAGGCTATAAACGCCCGGATGCGCCACTGTGATCCGGCCAGACGATGCGATAGAAACGCCACGGCTGTTGGGGTCACCAGCGCGCAGCAAGATCGCTTGCGGGGTGTTGATCGCAGCCGCTATCTGAGAGGTCGAATCCCAGAATGATCCCCAGTAACCAGGGCAGCCGTGATACGGCAGGTCATTCCAGCTCTGTTTTCCGTTGCCGATCTTCAAATTGCCGGTGTCCTTCTCCTGTCCAAGCTCGCCAAGAAGGAGGCGCGGGTTCTGCGCCGCCCAAGCAGCTCTGGTGTTCACCTTGATGGGGCTGCTCATGTCTTTTGCAATCCAATCTCGACAAAGGCGCCGTCGTCGATCAGCCGCGTCTCGCGCACTGTGTACGCCACCGTGGCCACCGTGATGCTGTCGCCGTACTTGAGCCCGCCGAAATCGCTCGCGCGTGCCGTCAGGGTGTAGTCGGTGCTCAGCACCATCTCGCCTGCAACCACCTGCGTGGGCATGTCCAAGATGCCCAATGCCGAAACGGCGCCAGCCGTACAGCTGACGCCGAAGTCGTCGAGGAACAGGTTTAGATCCTCGGTGATCGCCATCAGCCGTACTTCTTCAGGCCGTAGCCGAAGCAGGTGACAGCGCTGGAAGCAGTGCCTGTCTCAGCGGTGCAGCTCAGGCGCACGTAGCGCTTCAGCTCATCGCGGTTCAGGGTCTTCACCTGCTTGGCGGCAGTGTTGCCGATAGCGGTGAAGGTGCCGCCGGTCACAGCGGTGTAGGTCACGTTGTCGTCGGACTCTTCCAAGCGGAAGGTCAGATCGGCGCCAGAACCGGCAGCAGTGCCGGACAGGATCACCTGGATGTCGCCGTCGTATTCCAGAAGGTCTACGCCGGTTTGATCACCAGTGCCGGTGATGGTGGTGGTGGCAAGCAGCGTGAAGTGCTGCAGCTTTTCAAGCGTCTGCTGGAAGATCGCCATCGGTGGTCACCTTTGTGCGGGGTTTGCGTTTTGCCGGCGCAGGCGCAGGCTCTTCAGTCACCACAGGGGCGTCAGCCACCTGCTCAGCTTTGCCGTTGCCCAGCAACAGCCGGGCATCAGCATCGCTCACCTCAAAGACATCACCAACGCGCGCTGGCACGCCTGCGATGCTTGTCTGACTCAGGATCTTGACCTTCATAGATTCAAGGGGCGGCCGTTAGACCGCCCCGCCTCCATCAGATCAGAGGGTGTTGTTGCCGCGGCAGAAGCCCTCGGGATGACGGACGGCGAAGTCCACATCCTGCAGAGCCACCACGCGCACGGTGCCGCTGGTGCTGTGGGTGTAGGGATCCACGGTGAGATCCAGACCAGACCACATGCCCATGATCAGCTGGCTCCACACGGCGAAGAAGATGTCGCCACTGGCCACCTGATTGCTCACCACAGCGTTGTAGCCGTTGACGGTGCCGCCAGGCTCGAACACGTAGGCGCCAGTGTCGGTGCCCTTGTCCTTGGTCTTCAGAGCGCCGCGCATGGTGGCGTTCATCAGGTAAGCCATGGCGCCGATGTCGGCGTTATCAGCAGCAATCTTGCTCTCCATGCTCACCACCTCGGCGTAGGTAGGAGTGGCAGCACCGAAGTCTTCGGTGTTGATGCCGGTGGTGAGCTTGATGCCGAGGGGCTGGTTGGAGTTGCCCAGGCCGTAGAGACCAACGCGGTGGCGAGATCTTGGCGGATCATCTGCTCCACGTCGATGCTGGACTGCAGCATCAGGCGACGGCTGTAGTCGGTGAATGCACCCACGGTCTTTGGCGACATGTTCACCTGATCCACGGTCTGGTTGCTCTCGGTAGGAGCACCGGACTCAGCCACCCAGTAGGCGGTAGCAGCGCCGGTCTGACGGGGGATCGCCACGTTGCCGCTCAGGCCGGTGAGGCTGGTCACGCCGAGGCCGGCGAGAGCAGAGCGGTTGCGCAGCAGCTCAATGAACGAACCGGGGCGGAAGTCGGTCCCGACCAGATCGCCAGCAGCCGAAGCAGTGCCAACGGTCAGATCACGGCGAAGCACCTCGTTGGGCACCATGATGCCCTGTGCGGTCTTGCCAGCCTTGGCAGCAGCAGCCTCAGAGCACTCACGCTCGAAAGCAGCGGCTTCCCACAGCTTGCGATCCTGAGGGTTGGCCAGTGCGTTGATGGCGCGTTGGAAGGAGAAGCTGCGCACCTCCTTCTCGGTCATGCCGATGTCGGTGGCCTTCTCAGCCACAGGCTCAACCTTGGCGCCAATCTTCTCGAGAACAGCAGCGCGGGCCTCGTCAAGGCTGCGGCCACCCTCGATCAGCTGGCGGCCGAGATCAGCCATGCCGTGCTTTTCAGTCAGAGCAGTGATGCCGGAGATGCGGGCGCGCTCAGCTTTGGCAGCCTCAGCAGCCGCTTCAGCCCGCACCGCCGAGATGTCGGGGGTGTTTTCCATCGGAACCTCAGGTTCTGTTTCGGGGGTTGGTGATGCGGCTGGGGCCGCAGGATCGATCTCGAGAGACCGACCCACACCCACAGTGGGGTCTGCAGGTATGCTAACCACGCTGATCTCGTAGGGAGCCCAGCTGGTAGCGACGAAATCACCGCTGCCGCGTTGCTCCATGTCGTTGATCGCGTAGCCAAAGCTTACGTTGCGCAGCACGCCGTCTCGCACATCCGCAAGCACTTCTTGCGCAAACGCATTGCGGCTGAACTTCACCGTGGCATAGCCACGCTTCTTCTCGCCGTCGATCCATGCACGCTCAACAACACCGATCACCCTGTTGGGGTCATGGTTGAACAGCAGCGGCGCCGAATCGTTCAGGCGGCTTAGATCAGCGCTGCGCTCATCATGAGACAGCACTTCATTGCCGAAGTAGCGAGCTACAGGGAACTCACTGGAGAAAGGAAACTCAATCGAACGCTCGTCTTCGCTGACCGTGAAGTCAGCAACCTCAGAGCGTTTCAACAGTTGCCCTTCTAGGTCACGCGATAGATCCATCGGTGTTGTCCGGGTTGTCTGTCACATTATC